GCTCTATTTAGCCGCTAGTAAGCAGTTAGGGGAATGTAAGGCTACAGCATTAGAGCATTCCTTTCATGAAATCCTTTGTCAACAGGAGCGTAATGGTTTTGCTTTTGACACAAAAGCAGCGGTAGAACTGTACGCAACTCTCAGTGGACTCAGGGCTGATCTTAAGTCGCAATTGTCGAAGGTATACCCTGCTCAAACAGAGCGGATGAAGATGCCTCAGTACTGGGTAGCCGAGGACCGCAGGTTTAAGACGAAAGGGGAAGCGAAGAAAGCTGGATTTCGAGACAAGCAAATAAAGAGAGGACCAAATAGGACTAAAGTTGTCCCATTTAACCCAGATTCCCGTTTGCAGATATCACAGGTTTTGATGGAGCATCATGACTGGGAACCCACTGTATTCACCCCTAATGGGCAACCCCAAGTCGATGAGACGATATTGAAGTCCTTGGAGATACCGGAAGCTGACCTCCTTGTTCGCTATCTGACGCTCAGTAAGAGGATTGGTCAGCTTGCTGAAGGCAAAGAGGCGTGGCTTAAGGTCGAAGATAACGGGAAGATACATGGACGAATTAACTCTAATGGCGCGATAACAGGTAGATGTACCCATTCGAGACCCAATTTGTCGGCTACTCCCGCCTTAACAGCCATTTGGGGCAAGGATTGCCGAAGCTTGTTTACTGCGAGTTCTGGGAGAGTCTTAGTGGGCGTTGATGCCAGTGGACTGGAACTGCGGTGTCTAGCTCACTACTTATCCAGATGGGACAACGGAGAATACGCTAAATTGATTGTGGAAAGCGATATTCATGAGGTTAATCGGCAAGCCGCAGGTCTCTCCTCTAGGGAAGCCGCAAAAACGCTGATTTACGCCTTGATTTATGGGGCCGGTCCCCAAAAGATAGGATCAATTGTGAATGGGGGAATCAGAGAAGGCAAGCGTTTGACGGAACGGTTCTTACAGAGAATTCCTGCTTTAAGAACCTTAAAAGACGCAGTAACAGAGGCAGCGAATAAGAGGGGCAAAATTACTGGTCTGGACGGCAGATCAATCACTACTCGTTCGGCTCACTCAGCCTTAAATACGCTATTACAGTCCTGTGGGGCCATTCTAATGAAGCAAGCTACTGTGAATGCTAGGTTAGCTTTTAGAGCCTCTAAATTAGAAGTTTTCCAAGTTGCGCACATTCACGATGAGATTCAATTTGAATGCTCTCCTGAACATTCGGAGGAAGTTGGCGAAATGGCTGTAGAAGCAATCAAGCAAGCCGGTCGAAGCTTTAATTTGAAGTGTCCTTTAGATGGAGAACACAAAGCAGGAAAGACTTGGGCGGATACGCACTGATACCTTTTATTTGGGGATTTGAAAAATGGCTAAGGGGAAAGAAATTGTTCTGACCTTTGTTTCTACAAAGGACATGCTGGAAGAATTGCAGGGTCGAATGGATTCGTTGGTTTTTGTAGGACAATCTTCCAGAACGGAAGAAGAAGATGAACTGATCGCTGTGTTTAAGGGAACTTTGCACAGTTGTCTAGGTTTGTGTGCTGTTTCAGAAATGATGGTTAAATCAGGAGAGTATGGCAATGAGCGACAAGAATAGAGTTTTAATAGACGGGGATATGTTGGTTTATCGGATTGCTTCCGCTTTAGAAGAGCCGATCCATTGGGGAGATGATTGGTGGTCTCTTTATGCGGACGCTCGTCAGGGTGTAGCTTTAATTGACGAAGAGTTAAAGAAATTTGAAGATATTGCTAAATCTTACGATCCTCTTGCTACTGATATTAAAGTAGCTTTAACTTGTCCTGTATTTAATTGGAGAAATAATGTTTTACCATCTTATAAAGCAAATAGAAAAAACGTGCGCCGCCCTGTCATATGGAATCCGCTTAGGCAGCACCTATGTGAAAATCATAAAGCAGTCACTTATAGGAATCTGGAAGCGGATGATATCATAGGAATCTTGTGTCAGAAAACCTCAATAATTATCAGCGACGACAAGGACTTCAAGTCCGTCCCATGTAAATTCCTGCACCGCCCTTCGACTGGTGCTGGCAGTCGCGTTACCGAAAAACGGGCTAAAAGGTGGCATTTTCTCCAGACTTTGACCGGCGATTCCGCAGACGGATACAAAGGATGTCCGGGAATTGGTGAAGTTAGAGCGGAAAAGCTCTTAAAGGATGGAACATGGGAAGAGGTGGTTGGTGCGTACAGTAAAGCCGGTTTGGACGAAGAAGACGCTTTAAGGCAGGCGCAAGTGGCTCATATACTTCAATCCCCATCTGAGTACAATAAAAAGACTGGAGAAGTAGCGTTATGGAAACCCGAATGAACCGAGAGGATTACCGAAAGTTCCATGTTACCCTGTGTCAGGAGGCTCTGCATTTATCGATGGCTAAAAATCACGACTATAGTGGGGGGGAAGATGGTCGTGATCCTTTCCTAAACTTCAAAGTAGTTGAACACATGGGAATAGGGATAACAACTGAGCAGGGCATGATGGTCCGGTTAGCGGACAAAATGCGCCGATTGTGCGGTTTTGTAAAAACAGGGTCGTTTGAAGTTAACAGTGAATCTTTTCGGGACACTGTTATGGATGCGGTCAATTATTTAGTGTTAATAGCTGCGTATAAAAGAGCTAAAGTTGAGCCTCCTAACTCCGATTATGATGGGCATTCCTATGGAAATTCAGTTCCCGCAAGTTCCGAAAGTTCTGATTGATTATCTTAATCAATTTTATCCAGATTGTTGTCCAAAAGAATCTGATAGTAATCGCGCTATATGGATTAAAACAGGGCAGCGTAGCGTAGTGAATTTTCTCCTTGAGCAGCATAAACGACAGAATGAGGAGATTCGTTAACAAAGTTAGGTTTTGTGGTTTAGGAGCAAAGTTATGTCTACACCATTCGAGTGGGCTATGGTTGCAGGAGCGGTTTTCGGAGTTTCGGAGTCGAGGAAAAATCGCCGATCTCAAGCAAGCATGGCGAAAAAGGCAAGAAAGCAAAGGGCGAAAGAAGCCGATGCGCTGAGAGAAGCAGAGGAATCTTCAAGAACTCCTTTAGCTCCTAAAGTTCAGCAACTTCCTGTGCAAGCTAGACCTAAGACTCCAGCTAGAACTGGTGGTTTATCTCCTCTAACAATTGCTAGGAAGAAGGGGAAAGCCGGTCTTAGAATGGCTTCTAGCCTGTATGGAGCAAGATTTTAATGGATAACCAAACTGCTGAAGCACTGTATGTTAAGCTGGAAGCTGAACGATACAGTTATCTAGAGAGAGCTAGAGACGCTTCCAAGCTGACTCTTCCTACATTAATAGTAGATGACGGTCACAATTCCAGCAATGAATTACCTACGCCTTACCAATCTGTGGGAGCAAGAGGTGTCAACAATTTAGCGTCCTCTTTACTCCTGTCCTTACTGCCACCTAACGCTCCGTTTTTCCGTCTAGTCTTAGATCAGGCTCTTATCAATGAAATAGAAAAAATCCCCAACGGGGAAGCTTTCAAAACTGAAATAGAGTCTTCTATGGCTCAGATCGAGAAGAGCGTTATGTCAGAGATCGAAACTCAGGCGTACCGCATTCAGACATTTGAAGCTCTTAAACATCTCATTGTTGCTGGAAATGTTCTTATTCATCTCCCAGATGATGGCGGAATGCGGGTTATTCACTTAGATCGTTATGTGGTCAAGCGTTGTCCTCTTGGTATACCGAGGACCATTGTTATTAAAGAATCTGTTGACATGGACATGCTGCCGGAAGCGGCTAAACAGATTGTTGCGGAAAATTCTGATGGTAAAGGTGATGAACCGTTATCTTTATATACATGCGTAAAGAGCTTTAATTCCTCTAAGAATCCTACCAGTAAAACGAAAACTGAGAAAATTAAGGTCTTTCAGGAAATCTTTGGAACCGTAATCGAAGGGACGGAAGGTGAACTAAAAGCCAGCGAGAATCCATATATTGTTTTGCGCATGAATCGCGCAGAAGGGGAGAATTATGGAAGAGGTTATGTAGAACAATACTTAGGGGACTTAAAGAGTTTAGAGAGCTTAATGATGGCTGTTGTAGAAGCCGCTGCTGCTGCTTCTAAATGCCTATTCATGGTAGCTCCGAACGGGGTGACAAGAGCTAGAGTTCTAGCGGAGGCTCCCAATGGCGCAATCGTGGAGGGTTCAGAAAGTGACGTATCGGTTCTTCAGCTTAACAAAGGTCAAGACTTCGCAATTGCTTCGCAAACGATCCAAGTCATCAGTGATCGGCTTGCGTATGCGTTTCTGCTGACGGACAATGCTATCCGACAAGCTGATCGAGTTACTGCCGCCGAAGTTCGTCTAGTCACTCAATCTATTGAGAGGCAATTGGGCGGCATTTACAGCGTCCTGTCTCAAGAATTTCAAGTTCCCCTAGTGAATCACTTAATGAAACAAATGGGCAAAACTAAGAAATTGCCTAAGTTGAAAGAAGCTACAGTTCGGCCTATGATCGTCACAGGAATTGAGGCATTAGGTAGAGGTAATGACCTCAATAAAATGGACGAATTCATAGCAGGAATTGGACAACTATTAGGACCGGAAGTCCTCGGACAATACATTAACTTTAGGGAATATATGGATCGTCGCGCTTTAGCTCTTGGAATCGAAACAGAAGGCTTAGTTAAATCTGAAGAGCAAATTCAAGCTGAAACGCAACAACAGCAACAAATGGCTATGATGCAACAGATGGGTCCAGAGGTCATGGGTCAAATGGCTGGAGAAGAACAAGAAGTCGCTGAACAACCAGAGGTATAATAATGGCTGAACATCTCGATGTTGAAGTAGAAGAAACAGGTCCAGTCGCTCCCAATGCTCCCTCTGATTCTACTGAAACCGTAGAAGCCAGCACCGAAGAAGAGGGGGCTTTTCATGTTCCCGATAAGTTTATGAATGAAGATGGTTCAGTTAATGTTGAATCTTTAGCTAAATCATATTCGGAATTGGAGAAATCCACATCGAGTCCTCCGCCTTCTGATAAAATCGGAACGGATTCACAACCGAATGTTCTGGAAGTCACTGATGAGGAGATGCACCAGTGGGGAACTGAAATTTCTGAAAATGGGAATTTAACAGAAGACTCTTATAAGACTCTGGAAGAGAGGGGTGTTCCTCGGAAATTAGCGGATATTTATGTTGCAGGGCAGCAGTCAATAGTTGCGCAAACTAGATCGCAACTTGTTGATCCTATCGGTGGCGAAGAGGCTTACGCTGAGATGATTGAGTGGGCAAGGACTAATTTATCTGAGCCAGAAATTAGTGCATATGACAAGATCATGATGGAAGGGGATTTAACTCAGAAAGCTTTAGTAGTCCAAGGTCTGTCCGCTAGGTATAGTAAGGATAATCCGACTGCCCCAAGCCTTATACAAGGTGAAGCGGGTCCGTCCAATGTTTCCAGTTCTTATGAGTCGTGGGATCAAGTTAAGCAAGCTATGCGTGACCCACGTTACCAAAGCGACCCTGCTTATAGAAATAAAGTGACTCAGCGTTTGGATGTGTCTAACAATCTCTAATTTCTGGAGAAACCATGTTAAAGGCCGGATATAAAACTACAGAATTCTGGTTAGCAGTAGCGGCGGCATCTTTGGGAGCCGTAATTGCATCTGGAATTGTTCCAACCGAAGGTCCATGGGTTCAAGTTGCCGCTATGGTTGAGATGGCTTTAGTTGCTATGGGATACACTGGAGCAAGAGTTAATATCAAGAAATCTACAGGAGCGTGAAATGCCTAAAGTTGGAAAAGTACGCTTTCCTTA